CCTCGCCTGTTAAATAGGCAACGAGCTGATCCTGGAAGTAGCCGACTGTGATGAAGGCTGCAGGGTTGTTTGGCACCTCTGCTTGCAGGTAAATTGGACCCTGAAATACACCGCCGTACTCAGTAATGTTGTCTTGGGGGTACGGGGTTACTGATATCCACTTCGAACCGTTAAGATCGGTGTAGTAAATGTTGAGATTACTGTTATTACTATCGTACCACAAAGACCCCTGAATAGGGTTGGGAGGAGGCGATATTGAGACGTAGACGGGTGCAGATGTTGGAGAGGATACTGCAACAGCCGTCCACTGGACGCCATTCCATTTCCATGACCGCCCATTCGCGGTATATATCTGCCCCACCGTTGGACTAGGGGGGAAGGAGTACGCCATTCCTGTAAGGCTTACATCAACTGTTTTTACCCTTCCGGTAGTTAGATGTAGCGAAATACGAATCCTTTAAATTTTCCTTTTGCAGGAATATGGCGCTCTCTACACCATTTAGACACGTCGGAGGGCGGGCACATCAATGCTCTTCCGGCCATTTTGGTGCAGGGGAAAATCTCTACTTTACCGCCAGGATGAACAACCTCAACTTTTTTGCTTTTTGCGTTCTTATCCCCAGTTTTACCGTAGTTGTGGTGCAACTCCCCAACTTTACCAAACATCGGATTAAGAGGTCCTGTCCGACCATGACTGGGGCATAGCTCTCCTCTTTTACCAAACATCGGGTTATTCTCCCCGGACATCCTTTCAGAATGTTCTGGACGTTTTATTCCCAAGTTGGAGGGTCCCCGATCTGCAAACGGATTCAGGTTATAACAACACTCTTTTCCAAACCACATGTCCAATAGAGCTTGCTCTAAAACCGGTTCATCGCAGTCGTCTGTCCAGACTTCCCATTCAAAGTCCTCTGGATTTTTGCGAAGAGCATTTTGAAAAGGCAGATTCTTTTTGGATCTTAAGTGCTCTTTCCTGCGTTTCTCAAAATTAGTAGTACTCCCTACATAAAACCTGCCGTTCGTTGTATTAGTTGCGCGATATGTGTCCATATTAGTAGTTTAGTTTTTGCAGGGAACAGTAAATCAAGGCCCCCAACCCTGGTTTCCGTCAATTTGTAAACCGCCGGCGTCCGTTGGTTCGGCAATCTGGGGGGTTCCACCTGTCAGTTCCGCGAAGTTATCGCTTGTAATCCAGTTGGGGAATATATCATTTTGTCCTACGGCTCCCCATCCTACTCTGTAATCAACAGCTTGGTCTCCGGCAGTATCCGTGGTCCATCCGCTGAGGCCCTTCCCGGACACCATGTTATAACGCTGAGGAATCCGCCATGAGCGCATAATTCCGGCAGGTGTGTCAATCGCAGAGTCGCCATTACCTGCGCGAATCGCCGTCATGGCCATTTCGGCCTGCATTTGTTTCAATGCGGATTCAAAGTCCTTAAATACGTCTTCGCGGCGGCGAACGGTATCAAGATAATATCGAGCGATTGTTAAAGCTGTGCGGCGACGGTTGCTGGTGATCAGCACCATACCTGCTTTGCCGGACTGCTCAATATAACTATCAATCAGGGAATTGGCATCTTCGATCGCCATGCGCAGCTTGGCCACATTTACTGTGGTGGCAGCTGCATCGTCAATATTTGTTAACTGGATTGCTTCTTTCAGGCCATAGGCCACAATAAAATCATCGGGAGATGCTGAGCGGGGATCGGATTTCCCCGGAGTCATTACTCCAGAACGGTTCTGATAAGGGAAGCCATATCCGCCGATAGTGGCGCCTAGGTTGGACTGGGTGTGTGATCCGTCGGTCTTTTCATCAGGGGCCAACATGTTGCGTCCAGGGACGCGATAGAAAGCGCGAACAGCATTGCGCTTTACAACAACATCGTTAGCAGTCGGAGGCACTGGCCCGCGCAGACATTGTTTTAAATCAAGTGGTGGTTCGTACGAGACGAAAACTTCATCCCATGGGGATAGAAACGAGTCGAGTCCTAGAGTAATAATCGTATCGGAAGCGTAGTTGACCGTCGACACACCGTAGTTTCCGTAGTTGACCGTGAACGAAGAGGTAGGTACGGCAACTTTAGCGTCCAAAGGAGCATCAAACCACAGCATGACTGTGGAGTTCGTTGGGATGGTAATCTCTTTAATCTTAGGTGTTGCCATGGTCAACGGTACAGATAGTCGTTGGGAACGTTGGTTACGGGGAAGAATTGCTCCGATGCCCAGAACGCATAGGCTGCTTTATCAGCGACTGCGATAGGTTCTCCTGCCTGGTTGTAGACTTCTTGCCCACGAACTCGAAGAACGTACCCTCGTTCAACAGGGTAGAGGCACTGGATTAAATAGTTCGACGCAAGGCGAAGCGGCCATTCGTCTCTCCAATTAACTTCCCAATCGTTTACTATAACGTTTTTACCTTGTAAAGAGTAGTTTACTTGAGCGACGATATCACCACCCCTTTGCTCGGGTCCAATATACGGCGGATCACTATAATCAAATGATTGCGATAGCCGTGTGTAAATATCGCCGTCCCACTTTACCTGAAGATACCGTAATTCAGGGGCCCCAGGAGCCTCGGAAGCTTGATACAAGAAGTCCTGAAACAGCCAGGTTGGGGAGTTAATACTGGGGCGACGGAGTGCCATTAGAACGCAGCCAGAACTAGATGGGGACCATTGATGGTTTCAATAAGGGTTGGCTTGAACTGTTTTCCAGCTACCACCAGTTCACCAGTTGTGGTAACACCGTTCACCACCAGGTTGGTGTTAATAGTTACGTCTTCGCAAAAGGTACCGCCTTTGTAAAAAGTGTACGGTCCTGGTTTATTGCAACTATCTCCTATGGTGTCAGAGTAGTTTGGCATCGGAGCATAGTTTGGATCGGGGTAGTTACTCATGTCGCCCCCCCATGCCATGTCGCCTGGCCGCCAAATGGATTGGGTCTGACGTTCGTACCGTAACTCGACTGTTTGGACATCGCTCCGGCTGTTGTTGGAAACACATAGTCCCAAACGGTAGCATTGTTGATGGGTTGTTGGTTATCCCCACGGCTGTCAGGTTTCTGTGTGCTGTCGTTTTGCCCAGCATGGCCGTGGGATAAGTCTATATGACGAACCCACTTATAAGAACCATTTCTACGAAGGCAAACACACGTCCAATCGGATTGCATTGGTCCACCGGATTCAACCACTATACATCCATGGTTTTCTGCAGACGCCGGGGGTAGACTTCCCGAAGGATAGATCGGGAGTCTTGTCATAGAGCTGTTGTTTGGCATCTGAAGTTTGTCTTTAGCTTTTTGCGCCAACAGCTCCGGATCATACAGAACATCCTGGAGGACAGCATATTGATACTGCCCATTTGAAACCGAGATGTTTACCCGTTTACCAACTAATCCCGAAGGCTGTTTACCTTTGAATGCAGGGGATACATCGATCCAGTGAGACAGATCTGGCTCTTCGCCAACTCGTTCCTCGGACCATTCTCCTGCTCCTGTAACTTGCGGGATCTCAGGGTTCATGTCATCGAACACAACACGAACACGACCACGGTTTTCCGGATCGTTTACATCCTTGATCGTCCCACGCAGAGTTCCACGAGGTAATCCTGCAAACTTCATGTTTGCTTCAGTCGCCTGCTGCATTGCAGCGAGTTGCTGGACAAGTGGAGTTGTTCGAAGTTTGGGTGGACGCATGGCTACTTAATGCGAGAAAACTTCGGAATGTTTCGAGGATGCCGCTTCGGTTTTGAGGTATTTGGTTGAGCAGTCACCACCGTGATGGGTGTTGGGGTTGTTACCACTTTGGGTGGTTCCTTGACAATGGGTGGTTCCGGAGTTGGTTCCTCAGCGATAACTTCTTCAATCACATCCTCTTCTTTCGTCGAAACTTTCGAACTTTCGTCGATACTTTCTGAGGAGGGATCGAATCCTGCCGAAGGACGGCGACGAGTCGATGCCATATGTAGGTTAGAGACTATTTGGTTTTACCCGGTTACCGGGGTAACAAATATAGGGATTGCGATTGCGGCTCAGGATCTCTCCATGCAGCTTCTTGCTGAATGTCGAAGAATCCGTCCTCGGCTGCAGAAGCATCCGCAACGAAGTAGGCATAGCCAACTTTGTAATGATTAGCATCCACATTATAAGTGGCGGGCGTATTCTCACACGTGGGAGCGAATTTATAGATTGATGCATCCCATACTGGTGGGGCAACCGGTTGCAATCCATCGTTGATTAAGTCGGTAGTGAAGAAACCGGTGAGGGGGATGCAGGGGTTGATGTTGACATAGTCGCCCTTCCAGTTACCGTACCCCTGACCCACAGGAAGTGAGAAGTTCGCCTGCCGATTGTGAAGAGGCTCATAATCAATCAACTCAGCTTCGCTAAACTCATCAAACTGCACATCGGAGGCCGGGAACACGCCTGCATTACGGTAATCTCCGAGCTCAGCTGCGTATGTGTAAGCTAGATTCGAGTATAGGTATGGTTCGCAATATACATAAGTGTAATCTTGTATTGGTCTGTCATAAAGGAAGAGTTCTTCATAAATTGCCGGAAGATCGTCTTCAGGGGGGCAACGCATTTTTTCTGGCTCAATTGGTGAACCCCAATACCCAAAGTCCTGACAGGTGAGAACCACTTTCTGCCAATTCGTTTCATTTCGACCGTAATCCAGGGGCAAACGAACAAAGTAACGCTCCCAATTTTCTGGTCCCGGTCCGTTATTTAAATCAGCACGTAGCGGATTAATATAATTATCTTCGGCAAGATGTGCTACAGTCTCAGCAACTTGTAAGTCTTGCGCCTTCCAAACACGAAGAGGAGTTTCCGCATCGTAAATGTTTGGTGACATATAGTATTGAACCCCGCTGAATACAATGCTCGTGATATCCGCTTGATATGTTGTTGTTAGATTGTCCGACATTGTGATGGTCGGAAGTTGTGTTTTTCCAACCAAATTCTTAGGAGTGTAATCAAAAGTATAAGTTCCGGTAACAGCGTCAACCGTATAAAGGATAATATAATTATCAGTAGAATACTGAGTGGAGGGAGTTAAAAGGTTACCGTCACAGTAAAACAGTAGAACCGTAAAATCCAAGAACGGAGCTGGAACAATTGCGGGGGGAGCAGTATTTACTTGCACCCACGCAGACCCGTAGTAAAGACTCGCGCAACGGAGTTCTGGAGTTGGTACGGAGTAATCCCACCACATTTCACCTTGTAAAGGAGATCCAAAGAGAGAACTGTTGGCAATGTATTTGAGAATGGAGTCAGCTGCAATCTCCCAGGTGCGGTTGTTATAATATTTAGTCGCAACAACTGCGTAATCGCCAAAGATTTGAGTTTTAAGATTAGCAATCGAATATGTTGACCCAGCAGGCTGCAATGTATCTGAGTTTCCGATTAAAATGGGAATCCCGTAAGGCAAATTCAAAGCATCGGCTTCGAAGTCGGCAACAGTCAAGTATAAGAATTCAACCGGGGTCCAATATTGGGAGCCAGGTTCTTGATATAAAGTTAAAGTCGCCGGGGAGGTCAAAGTTCCTTGGACGCCAAGAACATTCTCAGCAACAGAGAGGCCGGTAATATCTAGAATACTTACTTGCGTCCCTTGAGGAACAGTTGACGCACCAGCAATAAATGCGGCAACATTGGCGAATAAAACATCCCCGTATAAAAACTGTTCAGGGGGTACACGATAATCAACCTCGACCCAAGCGGAACATCCATCGTTCTGCGGAATCCATACAGCCAGCACCCCTGTGTCACTATTCCACCAAAGGTCGCCCGAGTTGGCAACACCGGGGGGGTGCTCACTAATTGTTGTCAGTTGAGAATAGACTTTACTCACTAAGTCATTAAAGTTCAGAATACGGGAGAGACTCGGAAAGTAAAGCGAGTTCTTCTCATTAAATCCGTGAATGCTTAGGGAGTCAAATACTAAGTTGTATGGTAAATCACCACCTTTATTATTCCACACTCCGCGAAAGTTTTGAAGGACGCTCTCTGTGCCCCAATCCGAAGGATCAACCCACGGTTGTATCTTAACTTCTAGTAACGCATTGGTAGCTGTTGTTGGGTCCGAGTAAGCCCACACCAAGTAGGAAGTAAGCCCAGCTTGGGGAACAGTAAGATTTGCCGGAATCTGCAAATACCAAAGCCCCAGGTCGGCATCATACTCCGGGTTGATGTCTACGGAAGGCGTAGAGGTGTAGGATAAATAAACTGGTTGATCGAAGTAGTAAGTCGAGCCAGCAAAGAGAACCGGAAACCGATAAGGGAATTTCTTCTCGGTATCATAGGCAGGATACAGGATTAAAGATGTCCCCGACGTCGAGCAAACAAAGGACCCATCGCCCGATACGCCAACACTTCCTCTAACAAAAGGTGCTGGGCGGTACGACGGGATATTGACTAACAGAGGAACGTTGTTTGCGATCTGTGTGTAGAAGCTGTCGGGAAGAACACCCAATGAAACAACATATCTGTCACCTTCTGTCGTTATACTTTGAATCTGATATTTATCCTCACCAAGGAGAACATACTCAGCATAAACAGATTTGTCTGGAGATAGAAGCGGAAGACGATCAATAACAATCGTATTATCCCAATTACGAATCTCATAAATCCGCGGAAGAATGAAGTTATTGTAGACGCCGTAAGTTCCTACAAGAAGTTGTCTTTTTTCTGAGACGGTCGTTGCTAGATGCGTCCAATAATTTGGCCCGCTCCAACCGAGCATCTGCGCGACAAAGTCTAACTCGCCACTAACACGGTCCTCAACTTGCGTTACAGCAGTTTTTTGCACGTCCGTGAGATACGGGTTCGTGTAGCCGCGAAGCTCGAACTCGTTTGGATTAAATGTGGGCGTTAATTGAGTCATGAGCTTACCACAACTATTTGGTCTTCAGTTAAAGAAGCATACTCTTGCTTCATGCAAGTTGGAGGAGCCAACCACAGATTAGGGTAATCCTCGACTTGTTCGTACAAATTAATCAAATCCTCGTCAAATGGCTTTGTCAACCAATCAGCCACCGGCATATAGTCCCGGTGAATAATATAGCGAGTGTCTTTGATTTTGGTTATTTTGAAAGCATTATTAATATTGACGATAGCAAGCGGGCAATAGGTTGCCGGTACAATTTTACCGCTAGCGTTTACAACCGTTTTTGGTAATGCACCTGAAGGGTACATGACCAAGACCGCACGAGTTGAGGCCTCAGCTTGAGATTCTAGCTGTGTGATCACGCCAGAAATTTCAATGCTCTGGATAGCAATATCCAGGCTCGAAAACTCAATTTGCCACCCATTTTGATAAGTTGGCTTCTCAACTAAAAACTCAAAATATTGGCTCGTTGAGTCAAGTTGGATAGAAACCGTGTTTACAAATGAGGAGGTGCTGTTTGTGACATAACTTAGAGTCGCAGTTCCAGTGTAAGCAGTTCCAGCTGGACACCTTAAACGGATCACAGAGTATGCCATTGGAAGATCACTCTCCCACTGCAAGAAGGACTGAGTTGGCTGCACACTATAGGTGTTGGAGTTAGGGAAATAAGTATCTTGGTTTGCCCACCAGTTATTGGTTGTGTTCAGGAACGCATTCACAGCGGGATAACGCCAGCCGACGATACCGTCGGTGCTGCTGGTTACATTCAGCGGCAACCCAGCTAGCGAAAAGTTCTCAACTGAGTACAGTTTCTGAAGGGGGCTGTCGTCATATACGAGCTGGTAAGCAACATCGTATTGTCCAGACAGAACATCCAAGAGTTCAATATTTACGATCGTCGGAGAAACTTGAGTTTTACCGTATTTCCAAACAATGTTGCCGGACTTAATGAGCAAATTCTCGTTGTTATTCGAAGAAACAACTTCGAGTGACCCGGAACCGTTAGAACTTCCATCCCAAGGAACGAACACGTACCCGATGTCCTGAACTTCTGCTGCAACAGCAGTATTGGGCGCAGGAACAATGTTGAAAAAGTCAATCTGATAGGTTTCACTCGCAGCCGGGAGTCTACGGTAGATAGGTCGCCCCCCAGCAACCCATTGGGTGGGCCGTTCCTCAAGGTTTTTTACTTGAATATACTGCTGAGATACAACTTGCAGCCGATTTTGAGCTGTGGTGGTTTGAATCTCTTGGATTCCACCGTCGATTGGAATAAGTTGCTGACTCATAGCCTCATCGTCCCATCGCCGTAGTCAGGCGGCTGGTATGCATAGGGGGTGCCAGTATACCAAGAAAGCTGGGGAACTTCCGTGAAGCTGTCGGCATTTTCCCAAACGTATACTACTTTTTCTTGCGAGTTTGAAAACCGACCTTTGTTCTTAGGAATGAGAGTAATCTGTGCGATCCCAAGTTTGATCGCGGAAATATCTCTTCCGAGTTGTGAAAGAATGTTTTCTTCGCAAACAAAAAGATCCACATATCGTAACAGATTCCCCCCGTACTCTTCGATCCGAGCTGTGTTAGTTACCGTGGTATTGGTCCAATTAGTTACGGTTAAGTTCGGGGAGAATGCCCTCATGACGCGGTATAGATTCCTACCATCCTCTGCAAGAATAGTGTCCTCAGAATAAGTTACATACTTCGGATCAAAGTAAGGAATGTATTGTTGTGACTCGAACTGCGCAGGAAGATATTCGGCTGTCTTCACAAATATTCCGTTCTCTAAATAGATATAAAAAGCAAACAACGGATGAACATTTGTTGTCGCGGTGTACGAGATGATCTTCGAACCTTGCCGGAAGAATGTCCGATCCCCTTTAAAGAACCGGAACATACGAGTTGTAGGCTTAAGGGCAGAAGCTGCATTCGAAAGCTCACTAAAGAAAGCGGTTTTCTGAGTAAGATTAATATAAAGAGGAAAGACTAAACCCTCGTTTACCAGAGTTTGAGCATTTGTGTTATTCGGCGTAAAGTAAGATGCGGCGACATAGTACTCAGACTGACTACTTGAATCAACCTTGTACTCTAAGTACGTTTGAACCGGGAACCTGGGTTTATACTTGTAGATCGGGAGTGTGTATGTGGTGGTGAGCAAAACAGAATCATACTGAGGTTGAGCCGTTTCAACCACAATCTCTTTTAAAATTGCCTGCTCAACGAGATTGTCAAAATAAACGCTAACTGTGGTATCAACAGGAAGCTCGTACGTAAATGTTGACACCACGTAGGCGTATTTATTTACAACTCCTGAAGTTATGTCAACATAATTATAGTAAGGATCTGCAACTGGATTCGGACCAGAACCGATTTGAGGGGTATAGACCCAAGTTCCAGCATTGTAGGTAGTTCCAGCAGAAAGTTGTTGAGGAATAACTGCAGCCCCAAGTTGGAAAGCTGCTTGAGCGCCCGTGATATTATTAGTTGCTGGCTGAAGAGTGAAATTTTGATTAACTACCCAGACGAAAGTTCCCGGACGAGTGCTAATCGGCAAAGACCCAGGAGGAATAAACTGCCCATCGGCTGCGATATTTCCTGTAATCGGCGCTGGGTAATCGTATTGAATGATTTCAGGGTCATAGACTCCGCCGCCGGTTGTTGCCTGGTAGGTGTTTCCTACGACCCATGGACTATATGACTTAGCAGCTGAAATTTTTCCTTCAGCGATTAATTGAGCTACGTCAAGCTGAGACCCAATGGTTAGGTTCTCGTTAATTACGTGGAGCTGTGCATCCCCTCCAACCGAAGGGTCCCAATAGGCAACCTGACCTTTTGAATAGTCCCCAGGTACGAGGAATTGAATCTGCTCTAATTGCAGATTACCATAGATTGTTTGATCAGGCTTAGATGCTGAATAAGGTGTAAAAGAGTTTAAGACGGGATAGAAGAGAGGAGTTGGTAATGGTGTTTCAACCAAATCATTCTGATTGAGTAACTCAGGGGATGGGTCAAATGTATAGACCTGAGTGTAGGTTGCAGCGGAAGGTTCGAGTAATGTAGGGGTATTATATGCTTTGCTCAGGGAAATGTGGGGATCCGAGAACCGAGTAGAATCCGAGAAAGTGGAGTAGAAAGCGGCATCTACATCGCTAACCGTGGGGTCGACTGTAGCAGGAAAAACATTTCCGGGGGTCAAAACTTGGAATAAACGGTCGCGGAAGTCAAGAGAAGAGTCCTTAAGATTCGCGCCAAATGCACCATTTGCATCAATCTCTAAATTAATGTTATATTGAACTTGACTCAGAGTGAATGGATACAGATGTCCTTGATTCTCGATTGGAACTGAGAAGTTAACGACATTTTGACCGCGTTGCAATTGAGTTTGATCCAGTTCAACGCCGTTTGGCCCCAAGACAAAGAAAGAGACTTGACCGTTGGGGAGGCGGTAGTCGGTAACATAGTTGTATGTTCCTTGATTTGGACGATTTGGTTGAACTGATGTTAATGTGCCCGCACCATAAAAGTCCTCGAAGAAGTTCTGCCAATCTTCTGCACTTACCGGATTGGGACGACGAATCAGGGTAAAGAAACGCTCTTGAACTTCTTGATATGTCTCAACATCGCTTCCGCCAACAGCCGGTTGTGGGTTAACAGAGGTTAAACCATTAACATTAATTGCAGAAGTTCCTGTAATAGATCCGGCGGGCGCATTATAAATGCTTCCCACATACTGAGATGAGGCCGACACATACGCCTGGCTCTGTCCTGCGGGAATGATTACTTCCTCACTTGTTGTAAAAGTGAACTGTTCACCGCCAGTAAGATTCGGGTCCGTTGTGAATGCGGAACCGGCCGGAATAAAAGTAACAGTGTCAGAAGGTGGAATGGCTAGAAGGAGTCGGGCGACAGAAGGAGTCCCTAATCTCCGCATTGCTCCGAGAAAAGGACCGATCCACTCAATCAAAATAGATTGCGGGAGCTGGTTCGCCCAGAACAGAAACTCTCCCTGTGCAAAAGCCTGACCCTCAAGCAAAGCAGCTAGAGGGTTGCCAGAGGAAAAATCGTTAAGTGTTTGATTCGATGCTTGATAAACTTTTTGCGAAGCAGCTTGAACAAGCTGAGCTTCGTTACGAGGGTCAAGCGATACGGAAGGTAATGGAGCGTATCTTGCCACGGCTTGACCTCATCAAATTGGGCAAATGGTATCGGAGTTGCCAGCCCCAACGCTATAGTTTGTGCAACCAGGGGAAGTCGCGGACTCGTATACCCCGTTGTCAATTTCCAGTGTATCCAATAAATATGCGATTTGATCTACCAGAGTCAGCTTAGTAATCAGATCGGCATCTTGCAAAGCCGCAAACTTCTGGGGAATGGTCGGAGTTGGGACACCTCCCGCATTGTTATACTTGTCGTTCGTAGTATAACTTTTTGGGGCATTCGCGATTACATTCGTCGGGTTACCGGCAACCAGAGGATCGTATCCGAAGTTCCATAACCCTGTAATTACCTTTCCACCGCTGATAGGGATTCCGCTAATATAAGCCCCACCTGCTGTCAATTCAGGTTGATTCGTATACAGGGTGACATAAGCAGAATCTAACCCGTTGGGTCCACTCTGGATTAAAGAATCCAACCCAAGAGGGGAGTAATGCCAGTCGAGGTCTTGACCGTCAAAATAGATTTGCTGAGCACCGTTCAACCATTGACTCGTGACAATGACCCCGGAGCTGAAGGTCGTTTTGGCCATACGACGACACTGCTTACCAATATACGAGGTTTTACCCTACTTACAAAAAGACCCCAGCCGAAGCCAGGGTCTTGATTAAGGAACTCCCAGTAATTAGGTGCGTTCCCAATAATTGACTGTGAATTCCACTTCAATATCCTGCACGTCGCCGCTCTCGCGATCAACATCAGCAGTGGTGATAGTGGTGAACTGACACTCGTAACAAACGTATTGACCACCGCCAGGAGCGGAGCCAGCGCCAGAACAATCACGAGGAGTGATTGTAACAGTGATTGGATTACAGTTATAATTCAACCAAAACTGTTCGAGTGCTTTGAAGATGGTTGGATCGTACGGAGCGTTCAATGTAACATTGTCAGCAGTACGAGGGCCAACGACATGGTACAGACGGTTGCCTGTTCCATTAGCGTAGGTGCTGCTATCGGCGGAGTCTTTGATACCGCTGAACTTAGTAAATACCGCTGTAAAAGTCGGTCCACCAAGAGCTGTAAACGAAACTTCGTATTGAGCCTTGGTTAACGGGCGAAGAATAGCCATGATAACACCTCCTTAGTGTCCTAAATCAGGACAGAATGTCGGTGATCATCGCGCCAGAACCGATAAGACCAGTAGCACCGAGGCCAACCAGGTTGACAACGCGCTCGACGGTGATCTCAGCGCGGACAACGCGACGCTCACGGATGTAGTACTCAGGACGAACGGCAGGAGTGCCGGTCAGCTGGTAGGTGTAAGCGAAAGCGGGGGTAGCAGCATTAGCACCGCCAGCAGGCATGACGGAATCGCTAGGACCGTTGGGGCTGTAGAACAGCAGGATGCCGTTCTCGGGGAACACGGGCTGCAGGCTACCGTCGGTGGCCAGATAACGACCTTCAGCAACACGCAAACCGCGCTCGAGACCGAAGTAGCGAGCCAGCATGTCAGTGTCGATGCTGTCAGCGGTGGTGTACTTGATACGCTCAAGGATCGCCTGGTTGGTCAGCAGTTGGTCAAAAACGGCAGTACCAACAACCATCGAGTTAGGACGGATACCGATCTGGTTAGCGACGGAGCGCTTCAGAGTCAGAACGTCTTCGATCGGGTTGGAGGTCAGGGAGGACCAAGCAGAAGGGCCAGCAGCGGTGGTGTAAGCAGTCGAGAAAGTGGTCCAGCTGGTGAAGCCCAGACCGTCTTGAGTGCCAGCGCCAGTGTTCGGCTCGTAAGGGTTATAGGTACCGGTTACGGTAACAGCCTGTGAAACGGTGTACTCGTAAGCGTTCATCAGGCGGGACATGGCGTTGCGAGTTTCGATCGCACGCAGGTCAACCTGAGCGGGGCCTTCGCCAGCGTTCTCGATGACTTCTTCCGGCAGTTCCCAAGCCACGACTTCTTGCTCCAGAGCATAAGGCTCGGAGTCGTAACGGCTTTGAACGTAAGGAATATTGGTACCATACGCACGACGGAAGTCGTTGATGGCGAATTGCTCTTTGCCGAAACGCAGAATGCGGCCAGCACGAGTAGGGGTGTCAACAACGGGGGCAATAAAGTTGGCGATATTTGTCGCCGGCAACATGAAACCTTGTGCCAGTGTAGTCAGAATCGGATCTACACCAGCATAGGTTTGCTGGAGGTTCATCATGGGAGGGAGTCTCCGTTAAACG